CGTTTAGTTACAGAGATTATGATTGAAGAAGGCCATTGTGTTCCTTACTTCGGTGGATCAAAAGAGGACACACAAGCTCAGCATGAAGCAAATCGCCAGCGGTTACTAAACGAAGGTATTGTTGATCGTGAAGAATATGATAAAATGGTCATTGCGGAAGCCAACGAAAAGAAATAATTGACATTTCTCTATTTCTGTGATAGAATAGTAAAAAATGCTATACAATGGAGAAGTGCATAATGGATATAGACGAAATCAACAAGTTGTGGGCTCAGGATTGCAAAATTGATGAAACAAATCTTTCAAGAGAATCAAGCCGCATTCCTGAATTACACAATAAGTATTATAATCTATACTACCGCGAAGCATTAAAAATACGAAAACTAAAATCCGATCTCACAGAACTTGAAAAAGTAAAAACCGAATATTATAATGGGTCTATGGATGAGCTTGAACTACGAGATCGTGGTTGGAAACCTTTTGCGCTTAAAGTATTACGTAACGATTTAGATAGATATATTCAAAGCGATAAAGATATTATAGAACTAAGTCTCAAAATATCATTACATGAAGAACGCGGGAAATATTTAGAAAATATTGTCAGGCAGATAAATAATAGAAATTTTATTATTAAAAATATGATTGACTGGGTCAAGTTTCAAGCAGGAGGCTAAAATGAAAGTACCATCAACAGGTATGCCATTTGATGTACATCAAACCATCAAAGCATCACAGTACGGACATCCTAATGTATATGCAAATAGCGAACACATTACACCGCCAATTGAAAAGGATAGAGTCAGGGTGGTAGAGGCGGCGTCTCGTACCGAAGTTAAATTAAAACAATGGAAAGAAATTGAAGAACGAGCAAAAGAGATAAATATGTTAAGGAAACAATCCGATATACGTTACGATAAAGATATTCCTGCATATACACAAGGTGAATTTGTAGATATAAAAGTATGAATGACATAGTGAACGTTGAACCAATAAACTCGGTTCATATGAAAGTTACTGCTGACCCTGGTGTTCGTCAAGAAATAATGAATTATTTTTCTTTTCGTCCACCTGGTTACCAATTTTCTCCAAAATTTAAATCAAGAGTATGGGATGGTTATATTCGCATGTATCAACCTATACGCCCAACGCTGTATGTTGGTCTTATGAGTTATTTACAAAAATTTTGCGAAGATCGTCAGTATACTTTAAACGTCCCAGAAGAAATGTTAAAGAAAGAAAATGTGCCTGATAATTACGGCTATGAAATTGCAGAAGAAATAGGTTGCAAATTTACTCCTCGTGATTATCAAAACGATTATATTGTAAACGCAATTCGTAACGATCGTTCTTTATCTTTATCACCAACGTCTTCTGGTAAATCACTCATCATATATTTGCTACAGCAACACTATTATCAGGCCTTCGGTCATAGAACTCTTATTATTGTACCGACTATATCACTAGTCCATCAAATGGCTGGTGATTTTGTTGATTATGGTTGTGACGAAAGTTTAATTTATAAAATACAAGGTGGTATAGATAAAAATACTTCAGCACCTATTGTTATATCAACGTGGCAATCTTTAATTAAACAACCAAAAAGTTGGTTCGATCAATTCCGTGTTGTATTAGGCGATGAAGCACACTTGTTTCAAGCAAAATCTCTTACAACAATTATGGAAAAACTAGTCAATTGCGAATATAGACATGGGTTTACAGGTACTCTTAAATCAGAAGAAAGTAAAACACATCAACTTGTTCTCGAAGGCTGTTTTGGAAAAGTTAAGAAATACGTAAGTACAAAAGACCTTATTGATGAAGGTACTGTCGCTAATTTTCAAGTAAAAGCATTAGTACTTACTCATCCTGTTGATAAGAAAAAACAATTTCGTAAAGCAATGAATTCAATAGAAGTAAAGCAGAAAAAATATCCTGCTGAACGAGAATATATTATTAATCATGAAAAAAGAAATCTTTTCATTCGAAATCTATTATGGTCTTTAAAAGATCAAAATAATTTAGTATTATTTGACTTGGTTGAAAAACACGGGAAAGTATTAGAACCACTCCTTCGGAGAGACGATCGTGTCTTACACTTTGTATATGGTGGGGTGAAAGGAACTGATCGTGAAGAAATTAGACACTTAGTTGAAAACGATCCAATAAAACGTCATGATATACTCGCATCATATGGTGTATTCTCAACTGGTGTTAATATTAAAAGACTTGATAACGTAATCTTTGCTTCAGGTTCTAAATCTGAAATTAAAGTATTACAATCAATTGGAAGATCTTTACGTAAAGGTTCTGATTCTGATCGTGCAACTCTTTATGATATTGCTGATGATTTGTCCATAGGATCATTTACAAATTATACTTTAAATCATTTTAAACGTCGTATTGAAATATATTCTGAAGAATCATTTCCGTTTAAAATATATACAATACCTTTAGAATAAACTATATATCCATAACTCCCAGAATATTAATTCTGATTATAACACATCTAGAGGATATGTCAACAAAAAAATGAACAAAAAATAAAAAAAGTTTTTCTATTATATTGTTGACATTTATGATATTTAGTATTAGAATAAAATCAATAAGCAAATAATGAGGAGAGTAGTATGGCTCGAAGAGCAAAACGTAACTACGTCAATAATCCTGATCTTTTAGCGGCTCTTATAGAATATAAAAAACAAATACGAGATGCAGAAGATCAAGGAGATGAACCGCCAAAAGTTCCTGACTATATTGGAGAATGTATATATCAAATATCGAATCGTTTGGCAACAAAACCAAATTTCTCAGGTTACACTTATAAAGACGATATGATTATGGACGGTATTGAAAACTGTCTTCTTTATATCAACAATTTTGATCCAAACAAATCATCAAATCCGTTTGCATATTTTACACAAATTATTTGGTATGCTTTTCTTAGACGTATTGCAAAAGAAAAGAAACAAATGTACATTAGATTTAAATCATCTCATAATATGGTTGCTCAAGGAGCTACATACGAATCAAATGAAGTGCAATTGCATCTAAATACAAACGCTGATTATATTAATAGCTTTATTGAAGATTTTGAAGAAAAATTAAATAAGAATAAAAATAAATGAAAATAGCAATTATTACAGATATGCACCTTGGTGTTCGAGGTGATTCAAAAGTATTTCTTGATCACCAGGAAAAGTTTTTTAACGAAATCTTTTTTCCGTATATTGACGAACACAATATTAAAATTGTGCTTGATCTTGGTGATACTTTTGATAGAAGAAAATTCGTTAATTACGTAACTCTTGATAGGGCAAAGAAAATGTTCTTTGACCAACTTGCAAAACGTAATATTGAATACCATGCAATTGTTGGTAATCATTCCGTGTATTACACAAATACCAACGAAGTCAATTCAATGAATCTTTTGCTTCAAGAATATTCAAATTTCCATATATATTGTGATGAAGCAAAAGAATTGACATTTGGGTCAACTAATATTATAATGGTACCATGGATTACAAAAAATAATTCAGATAACATTATGAAATCTATAGCAGAGTCAAAAGCTGATATATGTATGGGACACTTTGCTATCCAGGGTTTTGAAATGTTAAAAGGCGCCATTAATGATCATGGTTTAACAAAAGATATATTTTCTCATTATGAACAAGTATACTCAGGGCATTTTCATCATCCGTCGTCTTATAATAATATAACATATTTAGGTGCACCATATGAAATGACTTGGTCGGATTATCAAGGTAAGCGTGGATTTAGAATACTTGAAACCGAAACTCGTGAATTGGAATGGATACTTAATCCGTTTGCAGTTTATCACAAAATAGATTACGACGACGCTGATATGTCAATTGAAGATATTGCGCATTTAGATTTAACTAACATTAATAATTCATATATTAAAGTTATAGTAAAAAATAGAACGAACGCATATATTTATGATATGTTTATGAATAAGCTCACCGATGCTGGTGCTGTTGATGTAAAGGCTATTGAAGATTCTCTTAATCTTGAAGATGCTGGTGTTGATGAAATTCTTGACGAAACAAAAGACACAAAGGACATATTGCATCAATATATTGAGTCAATAGATACCAAAGTAAATAAAGTAAGTATTCAAAATTTAATAGATGAATTATATATTGAGGCCCAACAACTAGGATGAAAATACAATTTAAAGAAGTACGTTATAAAAATTTATTATCATCAGGTAACGCATGGACAACCATATCTTTAAATGATAATAGAACTACACTTATAAGTGGTACAAACGGTAGCGGTAAATCAACTCTTCTTGACGCTATCGTTTTTGGTTTATATGGTAAAGCGTTTCGTAAAGTTAACAAAAACCAATTAATTAACAGCATTAACGGTCGTGAAACAGTCGTTGAAATACGGTTTCAAGTTGGTTTAAATAATTATATGATACGTCGTGGTATTAAACCGACAATATTTGAGATTTGGAAAAATAATGAACTTGTGAACCAAGATGCTGCAGCAAGAGATTATCA